ACTCAGCTATGGTTTTAATATCAGAATATATAACATTTTTACTTAACTTTGTCTTATATAAACCAGTTTCTTGATGTTTAGATCCAGGAAGTCTCCACATTCTTCTTAAATCGTAAACGCTAAAGTCAAGTGACGTTAAACTTAACTTATTAGCTAGATCATTGGCAATAAATCTAAAGGAGTGGTGCAGTGAATTAGATGGGTTTATGCCCAGGGCCAGCGCTTCGCACTCAATATGAAATCCTTTTTTACCTGTGTAATAAACTACAATAGAATCTTCTGGAACGTACTGTGATAAGTGCTCATAAAGCTTTTGACATTCTGATAGAGAGACATTTACATCTTCATTATCTATATCAAAGTACAGTGAGCCAAGTCTAGTTGCCTGTTCAATATCTTGATTATTGTAGTGCCAGATTGAAGTATAGATACCAGTGTTAGAATATTTACGAGCATACTTACCTACATCATTAATGTCTAATAAAATCGGTATGCCATCTACTTTTTCTCTAATTATTCTGTTTAAGCTAGGTATATACTTTGCTAGTTCTACGTATCTCCACGAGTATGTGTATTTACTAGGGTCATCAGCTATCTTCATTTTATTTCTACCTTACCAGAATCTTCCCCAAATGAATAGACGACCTTCTTATCGGTCTTCATATCTTCTGAGAATGAACGATAATAAACAGACTCTTGTATTATTGATTCTAGATTTGATAATAGGTAATATCTTTTAGATATTCTATCTTCCAACTTAAAACTTCCATCTATCTTTTATTACATTGTTTCCATCAACTATATAGTGTACCTTAGAAGCGATGTTATCCGCCATATGTACAATCATATCTAGATATGTAATTGGCACAGTTTCTGGAATAGGAGACCAAGGCCCAAGATGGCATCTAACTAATCTTAAAATTGACTGAACTGTTTCTTCAGAAATAAATAATGTTGACGACTGTGATTCTCCAGCATATTTTTTATCATACTCTTGGCATTTTTTAACTAGCTTACCAACGGTATAAGGATGCATTGGATCGTAGTGAAAATATTCATCTTCCTTATCTTTAATACCTTTTGTAACATCATGGAGCAAGCACGCTGCATAAACGATATCTTTTTCTTCTGTAGATAAGGAATAGGAATCTGATATAACACTTGCAGCTCTAACAACTCGCTTGGTATGTAGCAGGTTTCCGCCCTTATTATGCTCATCTGCTGGATGATATTTGCCAGAAAAACTTGATGGTATAGTCCAAAAAGAATCAGCTCTTAAAAGAATTGATTTAACAAAACTTTTAATATTATCATCAGATATATAGTCTATTTCCTCAAGCAGTGGTTGAAGTACAGTATTCTCTTCACCGATAGATATTGAATCTTTTTCTTTATTTAGAATCTCATCAAGTATTGAATCTTTAGACATTATTCTACTTCCCAATCTTTCCACTTTGAGCACGGTTTGTCAAACGGACATTTTTTACAATATGAAGTTAACCCTCTTCTAGGTACAAACTTTTTATCCTCTTCTATTGTACTACACCAGTACTTAAGAGCCTTAGAGTCTTCCTGGTTTACTTCATACTCTATAAACTTTTGAGAAGAAGCTAGTATGTCATAGTATCCAAAATGTGCTTTTGGTTTTTTATGTGGGAACTTATGTGCAAAAGCTTCATTTAACACTGAAAAGTCTATTTGATATAAAGATGTATGAGAAGTTCTGAAATTAAAAACCCATTTATATATAAAGTATTCACCGTTTTTATATAGAATTAAATCAAAGTTTGACTTAATTTTTACTGAATCTCCAACGGGAACATAAAACTCTTGATCAATTGCCATCGGAACTGAGTCATCTTCTGCAAATTGATTATAAAAATCTAAAAGAGCCGATGCAGCTTTTGAAGTTAAGCTTGCTGTATTTCCGTAAAAGCTTTCATGCTGCTCATGGATGATGTCATATGCAGTTGTGTCTTTTGCAAACCATAACTTCTCCCATCTATTTAACAGAGATGAATATGAAGGAGTAAAGCCTCCCTGTTTCTTGTAAAAGAAATAGTTAATTACACTTTTGAGTGTATTCTCAAACTTTGTACTAAACAATTCTCTTGAATGAATTGTCTCTGAAACGCTTTCTTCATGCCTATAGTTATATAAAAGTGCACAGGTTTGATAATCTTTTATTGCTTCAATTGTTAATTGCTTCATATGTCAAAATCCTCATCATCTAGTAGGTCATCCAGCAGCGAACTAGTATCATCGTAGTCCTCTTGGTTAACTGGTTCATATTCTTCGTAGGCTTTTCTTGAATCTACATATTTTACTAGAGGTGGATTGTATATAAAGCTAGATCCAGTAATTCTATTCTTTGGGATTTGAAGCTGCATTATGTTTTCATCTTCAGAATCATCACCACTTATAAGTTTTTTCTCTGTAATGAATATAGTTACGGCACACTTCTGTTGAATGGCAAGAGATCCACCAGTATCAGACTGCTGGACTACTTCTCTTTTTTCTTTCATTCTGTTAGAGTTTTCCTGAGCTGTGATGATTAAAACACAATTCATGTCTCTTGCTAGCTTTTCTAGCTTTACCATCATCTCCTCAAACTCCCCCCATCGTGGTTTACCTTTACCACCCTTTGTAAACATAGATTGTATAGTGTCAATAATTACAACCTCTGGAGTTTCAGCATAGTCAATTATGTCTCTAAGCCATCTTTCAAGGTCTTCAAAGTAGGGGGTATCTGGGTCATGCCTAACCATTAATTTATTACCCCATTGACTTAACTTATCTCTAAATATGCCTAGATACTTTTCTCTTTCGCTTGGAGTCCATCTTTCAGCCTCTGCATAAACATTCTTGCCAATTATTTGAGTCATAAGAATTCTTTCCCAGTGACCAACTGCTTCCTCAAAGTTTACATATAAAACAGTGTGGCCATTTTCAACCCAGTTATTTGCTAGGCATTTAGCAAATGTGCTTTTACCCTTGCCAGATGGTGCAATGACAGCATGAACCGCACCCTTATAAAAGCCACCGTCATCAGTATATCCCATGGCTCTATTTAAAGACTTAAACTGAGTGGGCAAGAAGCTAGGAATATCTAATAGTGATTCTGCCCTATTAGATATATCTATAGCGGTGGTTAGTTTTTCTAATGGATCGTAGTTTAGTTGATTTTCAAGCTCTCTTATTTCTGAGGTTATTAAAGATAACCTAGCAAGATCTTTGTCAGACTTAACACCTTTTTGATTTAGTATAATTTGAAGTTCTTGCAAGTAGTCAATTTGCTTCTTCTTATTAGCTTTATGTTTGATTAGTTGAACAACTGAATCAACAGTGGACAATTCCAATGACAGCAAAACATCCATCATGATGTCTACGCCAGATGTTCCACCAAGAGCCTCTCTTATATCTGTTTCGGAACCTAGCCAATCTTTAAACCCAACTGGGTCTACTATATCTAATTGTGTTGCTGTACGATATGCGAGAAGCGCTAGGTAAAACTCATGTATACCCTTTTGACCATGATTTATGCCAACAATGTCATCAGGTAAGTTGTCGGCAAAATGCGTAATAGCCCCCTCTTGTCTTAGAGAGAGGGCAAATACCTGATATTCAATTGGGGTATCTTGGTTGTCTTCAGGTTTTTCCATTGTTGTTTTTTCTCTGTTGTTTTAGTTCTCTATAGGCTTTTTTTCTGAGTTCAGAACGACGCTTTTTAGAGTCAAGATAAACCTGACTTGAATAGAACTTATTCTTTTCTTTCTCTTCTCTCTTAAAAGGAGAGTTTCTTATAGCGTCTAATAGTCTATCGTAAACTGCTTGTTCGGTGAGCATGTCATTATAGCGGAAAATAATAAGCGCAATGCCCTCCTGCTTGCATAGTTCAATCTTTTTTTCATCTCTTTTTTGAGCTTCTTCAAACTCATACTTAGAATCAAAAAACTTTGCAGTATAAAAAAAATGCTGCCTACCATGATACTCTGCTCCAACTTTATAAGAAGGACAATATACATCAAGTCTTAGTTTATCCTGAAGATAAAACTCATTAACTATTTTTTCTCCAGGAAGAAGTTTTTGCATAATCGAAGTTAAGGCTGTTTGCCCTCTTGACATTTTTTTTCTAGAGTTCTTTAGCCAAGATAAACCAAGTTGATTTATCTTTTGATTTACCTTAGCTAAAGGCCACCCTACTTCTTTTGCTATTTCATTTAAGCTTAATGAGGTATCAAATAATAGATCAACCATGTATTCCGTGTTGTCTATTTCTTCGTCCCAATTATCTTTTTTCATTACGCTTTTTGTAAAACTTCTTTTTGTTATCTACTTCTGATTTTTCTCTATCTGAGTTTTGCATTGCATAAAATCTTGCAGAGCTAACTATTTTACCAAAGTCTAAAATAGACATGTCTATGTTCTCCCAAAGCTTTGGCGCAATAGCGGTAGCTAGCATTGGGCAGTCAAGGATGCAACTATCTACTCCTCCCTCAAATTCTGAGATCTGAGCGATAATTGAATCAAGCTTGTCGTAGTAGTTATTGTATGGAACGGAAACTACATATTGGTTCTGCCCAAAAACTTTTTGAACAGTTTTTTTATCGTGAAAAGATAAAATGACATTTTTTGACTCCCTAATATAATGATTAATGAATATGTCTACTACTTCTTTTTTATTTGAAAAAAAGTATTCAAACATTGCAGCGTCGTAATAACTACCATCTTTTTGTAGACCAAACTCTGACAACTTTCCAGCTTGGATTTCATCAGAAAACTCCACTGGTACTGCTTTTAGGAAGTTAGGATCCTGTATAGTCATACATTTAGCTAGAGACTTCACGAAATACTTCGGAGGTTTTTTATCGCTATTATGTAGCATTAGATTCAAGGCTGATCGAGATATGTTTACATAAGCAAACTTCTTTTTCTGCTCAAGTCTAAAAGTCAAATCTATGATTGACTTTACTGGATCTAATATTAGATTACTTTCTTTCATTTCAAATACCAAAGTTTCCCCATTGAATTAATACTGGATTAGGATCTATAATAGAATTAATATGATTTAAGTTGTGAAACTGACCGCCATCTAACGTGGAGTATCTTTCATACTTTGACTGCTTATCCTCGTCATGTGTATAGCCGAGATGCTGCATGATTAAACCAGAGTCTCTCCAGTAGTTTCTTTGCTGTATCCATCTTGGCACATAAGTTGGCTCAGAACCGCAAGCAAGAGCTTTGTTTTGAAAGCCAGCGTTTTCCTGAAACCTAAACATTCTTGAAGAGTTATTGGGAGCCCAAAGTTTATCAACTCTATAGTGAGTTTCGCTCCACATATGATAAAAGCGTATGTTGACTACATCAAATTCTGATTTAGCGAGCACTGCTTTAATCTCTAAATCATCAACATGATATAGTTTTTCATCACAATCTATAGCCAAAACCCAATCACCAGGCTTTGCAAAATTTTCTAGGTTACCCCAAGCAAATGCTCGTAATTGACCTTCGTGTTTTGTAAACATTGGCTCTGGTGTAGTAAATACCTCGGCATACTTTGCTGCTATCTCAGCTGTGTTGTCTGTTGAGCAGTCATCAGTAAATATAATTTTATCTACCTGAGTAGATAGTCTTTCTAGAACTGGCTCTAGAAATCTGGAAGACTCATTTCTTCCTACCATTTGTGCATAAATCATATGCAAAACTTTCTATGAAAAGAGGGAGGGGGATATGCCCCTCCCTCCAGGACAATATTACAATCAGGCGATGATCTGCTCGCGAGCCTCTACTGCAGA